TGCAACGCTTCCAAGAAATTGATGTCAGCGGCAACACTGACGCCAGCGAAGAGCGTAACAGGCAGTTTGCCGTAGAGGAGTTCTCTACTTCGTTTGGCTTCAAGGTACGAGTCAGTTGGCAATTGTCTGAGCGCGAGGACATGAATCGTGGCGTGGGCTACACCATCGGATTGGCTCGTCGGAACACTATCAACGGCTCTCAACAGTTACAAGGTACAGGTGTGCTCATCAACAACGGCGGTGGCTATGCTATTGGGACAACTTCATTCACCGTAGACGGCACCTCGGCTTCTTCTGTCTTCGCCACCGACAATCAAGCCGTTTACACAGCCAATGGAAACAAACTGGGACATATTCACCTTGCTTCCATTGGGGCCACCACTGTCGTTATCAAATCAGCCAGCGTGCACAAAGTAGCCAACAACGACGAACTCTTTTTGTTGTCCGACTCAGCCGAAGCACTCAACAACCACCTGAAAATTGGTGCCGTACACAGTTATTTCTTAGGGAATAGGAGAGGATGATATGCCGCTATTGAACGAAGGGACGAGATTTTTGATTGACACGCTGAAAGCACGAATCAACGAGGTCGTTTTCGGCTTTGACGGTACAGTAGCCACGCAAGAGGACGGAGGCATCGGTAGTCCTGCCGTAGTGGTGACGCCCACTGTGAGGGTCATTGATGACAGCACGCTTATCGTAGAAGCGAAACTGGCTTTAGACACTTCATTTACCCGTCCTTTGAGGGAAGTCGTTATCAGGTACAAGAGTCCCAGCGATTCTACCGACACTACCGACTTTATGCGCTACACTTACAACTCGGTGCAAAAAACAAGCAACAACGAACTCCAATTTTCAGCCATTATTGAGGTGACAGTATGACGAACCCAAAAGCAGGACACACAAGCGCAAGTGCAATGGGCACCAATGCCCAAGGATTGAGAGATGGCGACGGCCTTACGAGTCCCAGCCTGACGAACCTCTACGAAGGCCTTCACGGCAACGGTATTATGAGGTTAGGTGACGGAGCAAGAGGCGATTCGCTGAGAAACAGCATCGTTTCCAACACGCCCGGTTTCATTGAGATTGGTTCATCCCAAGGTGAAATCAAAGTCTACGGAGGATTCTGCACACTTGACGGTGTACTCTACAAGTTTGCAGGAGGACCGGGTGCAAGCGAGTCGTTTATCGTGGGCACGACGGGGAGTGGAGCAAACCACAGCGGCGATTTGCCGAGCGTCCCCGGTAGCAACAGCGATGTCTTTGTCGTTGTCTATCTCGTTGGCAGAAGTACACCCGAGGCTCACTTGATGTACGAAATGGGAACGCCAGCCGCACCCAGTAGCGGTACGCCTCTAATTCCCAACCGTTTTCTTTCAAGTACAAGCATCACTGGTAATACGGATGCCAATCACCAGCATACCGTCATCGGTGTGCTACGCTACGCTATGACTGGTGGAGCAGGTAGTGTCACTGCGTCTCTCAGCACAACGCCAACTATTCATGACCGGCGAACTTACATTCGTTCGTCTCCATTGTATTTGACGCCCATGACCAAGGGCTCTGTTGGCGATGTTGCCACTTCAAATGCACTGACCAGTGTAGACGGCTTTTTCGCCAGCCCGGAAGACGGCGACCTTAGCGGAAGTACATTCGGTGCTATTTGGCAAACGCACAGGGAAGATGTAGCAGGTGCCAAGCATGGTGCCATTTATGCGTCAGTGCCGAGAAATCTCAACACTACGCCTGTGACCAACACCTATGTCCTCGGTCCAAACCGCCTTGAGACTGTTACGACAAGTGGGAATGTCACCTTCACCTTTGACCAAGCCAATGTGTGGATTGTGACCACTGACAACAACCGTACCATCAACCCGACCGGTGCGTTTGGCGCTGGCCATGTTGTTGAAATCTACCACAAGGCAGGGTCTCACACGCTTCACTTTGATTCAACGAGCGGTGGGCACAGTACCAGTACCAAAATCAATGTGGATGTTGCCATCAACCAGTATGCCAAGTTCATCTACGATGGTGCGAACTGGCACAAGGTAGACCTGCACGCGGTGAGTTGATGAGTCAATTCGTAGACCTGTTCAAGCAAAAGTGCGAGAACTGCAACCGTATCGCTCTGCCTCTCTGCATCGCTGGCAGTTACATCAGCGGCGAGAAGGTAGTCATCCACCAGTGTCCGTTCTGCAACTACCTGCGCTTCCACGGCCAACTCGGCTTCAAGGGTGAGCGCAAACGCAAGGCCAAGCCTGTCGCTAAGCAAACCGGTGGTCGGCTGTCCAAGTATCTCATTCGTCGGGCTGAGAGATGATTGGGTCGCCGGTACTGTACAGTCCCGACAACCAATGATTGGTATTTTTCTTGCATTGGCCAACGATTGATTTTGCAAACGCAAGTCCTTGTAATACCAATTCACGGGATTCAAATTGAACATCTCTGAGATAGCAGGCAAGTGAATTAACCAAGTCGTTGAGGTCGTCATTAAAGAATAGCGTACCTAATTCAGTGCGGAACCCATCAAGCCAGTATTCGCCATCACCACTGTCACGAACAAATCCGTTCACTGGCATTTCTTCTGCAATTTGCATTTCGGCTTCAATTAGAATCTCGTATTCGTATAGTTCCAACTTCTGCTGTTCCTCAACGGGCCATTTTTTCAATTCTTCTTCTCCAACTGGTATTCTATACATGGTATCTCTCTCCATAATTTATCGCATGTCGTTCTACACTTAAGTGAAGTGGCGACCGAAAATACGACTGTATCTATCCGTAGGGCGTTCTGTACTTAAGTGAATTGAGGATTGTGCCGAATAAGGTGGACGGGCGTAGGAGGATTTGAACCCCCGGTTTCGGCTTAGAAGGCCGAAGTGTTATCCAAACTACACTATACGCCCTTGGGCCTATTCACTCAGTGCGCTTACCAATGATGTCGTCAATGCGTAGGATGCTGACGGTCACTTCGCTGGCAGACAGGATAGCCTGTCTCACCAAGTCAAACGGTTCGTACACATTGCGCTCGGTCATGCTACAGGCACCACCGTTGTCAATGTCAGGGCCGTAGTCCTTGTGCCCGCTCTTGTGCTCGTTCCTGAGTGTTAGGATACTGTCCAGTGGGTCATGACCTGCGTTCTCTGCGATGGTCGCAGGGATTGACTCCAGTGCGTCAGCGAATGCTTCAATGGCCATCTGTTCACGACCGTCCACCGTAGCGGCCTTGGAGCGTAGGTAGAGTGCCGCACCGATGTAGGCAGAGCCTCCACCGGCAACCATTCGCTTAGTGTTGTAGGCAAGGCATACGACTCCGAGAGCATCCTCAAATCCACGCTCAGTCTCATCAAGTGTTTGCATGGTAGCGCCGCGCAAGATGAGCGTGGTGACTTCGCCTTCGCCCTTGACCACAGTGTACTTCATGTCGCCGATTTGTTTGCACTCGGCATCACAGTCAACAGGTTCCATAAGGTCGTCCGTGCTGTGCGAGATTGAAGTGCCCAGCAGTTTAGACAGGGCTGTCATATCGCTTTCGGGAATGCGATGTACCAGTGCAATACCGGCCTTCGCAAGCGTAGCGGCCACGACTTCGTGCACCGTGTCACGGCAGAACACTACACCGCCGTCAGGCAAGAGGCTGATGATGGCATTTGCACAGTCCACCCATTGAGTGCGACCCGATTGCCGTTTGTATTGCTGGTACTCGTTGGCTGATGACAGGCTGAGTTGGATGTTCTCTTCACCCTTCATGTCGCTGAGGCCCGTATTGATGAGTAGAGCCTTACCGTTGGGCTTGAGTGGCATGGCGGGGAGCATGAACTCCTTGTGTAGAACCACGCCGGAGAAACAAGACGAATCGTCCAGTCCACCCCCGGGTTGACACAGGACACGAATGCGGTCGTAGTCGCCACCGGCTGTTTTGACGGCATCCACGCAGAGATTGCTCACATGAGAAATGCTGGATTCTAACGATTTACCCGTAATTGAAGTGCGAGCAATATCGCTGAGAAATTCTTCGGCGTCCAGCGTCAATTCACTCTTGATGTAGTCAACTGCCCAGTTGGATGCCTTCCGGTAGCCACGGCAGATGATGTTGGCGTGCAATCCTTTGCTGAACAGCAGTTCGCTGTTGCCAAGTAATTCACCTGCGAGCACGACCGTGCTGGTCGTACCGTCGTAACACATGCTTTCTTGCGTGTTGGCCGCTTCAACCAGCATCCTTGCCGCAGGGTGGCTGATGTCCAGTTCTTGTAGAATGGTAGCCCCGTCGTTGGTGACGATGACATTTCCACCACCGTCAACCATCATTTTGTCCATGCCCATGGGGCCAAGTGTCGTCTTGACCGTACTGACTGCTCTCTTTGCCGCCCGGATGTTGTGGACGACTGCGCTTGTATTGCTCTCGTTTTCGTTCATATCTCTCTCTCCTCACCAGTCTACTTCGTACTCTTTCACATCGCCACTATGACGACATCGTGCTTTCACGAAGCCTTCATTCATGCCGTGTTCCCACAGTTCGTAAACCTGTTGAGCGTCTTTGAGGCAGTATTCTGCCACTTTGTCGTAGTTGCCTTTGCGCCATTCAATGGGCGCATCGTGGCTGTTCATCAGTTTCCCTTTGCTGAGGGTGTGA